CACAGTAATGAAAATGGTGTAATTGGCTTTTCAAAAAATGTTTCATAGGTTTTTTAGTAAATCCTCTTTGACAAATCTACATCTCCCGCAACATTCAGTCTTGCTATATTTTACCTTTCCCTTTTTTATGTATCTATAAAGAGTTGTACGAGATATTCTTAGATACTCACAAACTTGGTTCGTGTCAATTATTGTCATATTTTATTATTCTTCAATCTATCGATCCACTTGTGGATGGTTTGGCGGGAGACATGGTACTTTAAAGCTAATTCTTTGACCGTATATTTTCTTTTAAGACCTTTAACACTGAAAAGATTGTAATCAAGTCCAATATTGTTAATATCCTCTTTGGTTAGTTTGCCCAATGGTCCGTTTCTTGAAATTATTTCCATATTTATTTGATATCTGTTAACCAGTGTAAACTATGTAAAGTGTAAATGTCAAGGGGTCAGTTTAGAAACGATATATTGAACTACATTGACCGTGACAGCATTTCCAGCCTGTTTGTATTTTTGAGTGTCTGAAAGTCCGGGAACATCAAACCAAGAATCAGGAAAACTTTGAAGTCTAAGGCACTCTAGGGGGGTCAGCTTCCTAATTTTCATGCCAATTCGTATGCCCCCGGTATTTGCCCCATCCACTGTGTAAGCATAGTCTCCTTCAATGTTTTTTTGATTCCTTTCAAGGAATTTAAGAGGATATCTGGTAACATCCACTTTTGGAGTATGACCTCCTCCTGCAACTGTTGGTATAGTTGGAGCAATTCCTTTAGGGGAATATACTCTGCGTGAGCTTTCATTAAATTTCCTCCACTTCTCATCATCCAGCATGCCTACGACTTCAATCATTTGTCGTGTGCTTCCAGCTCCTTTCCAGTAGTTTGCGTCAATTGTTGCTGATATATCTGGTCTCCGAACCCGTTTCCCTTGCTTCGGTGAAACTCCTTCTTCTTGAATATCCTCTTTACTGCTGTCTCTGAAAGGAAATACTTGAGGTCGACTGATTTCTCTAAGATGTCGCTTAGCGAAGTCGTACTGTTCGTACCTTGTGGAAAGTTGAACACCGCCATTTTGATTTTGGGATTTTGGAGCAATCTTTGTTTCAACTTGTCTATTGTTTTCATTTTGAATATTGGTTTCTTCCAGTAGCAAACTTTCTTGCGTGTTCTGACTTTGTGTAGAGTTCGAGGTTTTCGATTCTATTATCTGATTTATCATGATTTATGTGGTGAATATCCCAACCTTTAAGAATTTTACCTTTGTAATACTCCCAAACAACTCGGTGCATAAGTTCCCGTTCATTATCAGTTCTCCCGTAATACCCTGTATTCCTAAGAGTAAATTTAAGTCCGTTAAAAGTAAGGAATGGTAGGTATACTTTTGACCGAAGTTTATATTTTCTACATTTAAACCCTGCATAAACTGATTGTCTTCTAACTCCAAACATTTTTCCCACTTCTCCCAAGCTAAAACCCTTTTGATACTGCTGATACATTTCTTGATAAAGTTTATGTTTTGCCACATATATATTATTCTAAAAGACCTGACACTTGTCAAGTAAATCAAGTCTAAATCCTACTATGAATACCCTGAGTCTGTTCTGCGGAACACCAAAGTTTTTCGAATTGAGAAGTTCAAAATCTATTGCATAACCGCAATCGCAAAGTTCTTCACATATTCTCTCCATGCTTTTTCCCCCATTATGTGAGAGCAAGCCCGCAACATTTTCAAGGAGAAAGTATTTAGGGCGTTTTGCTCTAAGTATCCTAAAACATTCAAACCACATATTCCCTCTGGGGTCGTCAAAGCCTCCTCGTTTGCCTGCAATGCTCCAAGATTGACATGGCACGCCTCCAACGAGTAAGTCGTGGTCAGGAATGTCTGTTGAGGGAACATCTCTGATTGACCTGGTGTCTGGTCTGTGCCCAAAGTTTTTCTCATAAGTTTGTGCTGAATATTTATCCCATTCATTCACGTATACACATTCGTGTCCCAGTCTGTTTAGTGCTAGATCAAAGCCTCCGCTATCCGATGCCAGCAAAAAGACTTATATATCTAAGCTTTGAGTGTGGCATCGGTGACATCACGCTCCCTTCTCGCCTTATCATATGCCCTATTAAAATTGTATTGGGTGAAAATTTCTATTTCCGTTAGTTCTCTTACAAAAGGTGTGGGGAAGGTCTTAATGGTTTCAACTCTGAGGGTGTGTTCTTTTTCAGGGGTAAGTTCTATTAGAGGGCGAACCTTCCGATACCACATCTCACCATCAAAATCTACTTGCCTAGTGGTTTGTTCTCTGATTACTGAGGGCCAAACGTGAGAGGAAAAAATATCTAACCCACCCTGATTAAAATCGTGGGCAGGGATTTGCTCACCTGAATTAAATCTTCTAAGAATTTCTCTCATTTGTGTACAAATGTTTTAATTCTATCTATATCTTCTTGGGTAAAGTAGTAGAAATGTGTTCTATCTTTTTTTACCCCCATTGCTTTGGCAAGAGATTGTACTTGCCTCAATGTTATTCCCAGTTTTTGGGCAACCTCTTGTGCATAGAAGATACCTTCAGGCTTTATGATTAAATTACTTCGCACCGTACAGCATCTTAATATTGGGAGGTATTCTTTGTCAAGCGGGTCAATTTGCATATAATAAATTGAAAAACTGCTCAGCCCCGAAGCGTCAATGGGCAACTTGACTTACTCCCCTTTATTTGGTAATTTGAGTATGTTATGAATAACCTGCTCGCCCCACTGGAAAAGTTTGATGATTTCGAAAGTGCTGACATTACTCCTGAAAATATTACTAAAATTCCTATTCCCGATGTTAGTTACTTAATAAAGCAAAATAGCAATGTGGGAAGGTCAGAGAGTAAGCCATTGACTAAATATGCTAAAGAATTTGATAAGTTTTGTGAGTGGTCAGCTCTGCCAAAAGATTTAAGGAAACCAAAAACTGCGATGGAGTGGGAACGGAGGAATTTAATGCCAAAAGGTTATACTAACTACTTCAAATCTCGTGAGGATTACATGAATAAGCGGTTGACCTATTTTTGGAACTGGATGATGGATTTGTACCCTGATGTTGTATACGCTGTATATCAAAGAGCTTCTCATGCAAAAGGTTCAGATAAAGCCGCAGGTATCTTTATTGATTTGCTGTCTAAAAAAATGAATTTAGATAAACCACAAGTACAGATACAGCCTATGGTTCTTTTGGGAGTACCACAAGAAAGAATTGACGCATTGTTTGTACCAAAAGGATATCAGGAAGCTATAGATGCTACCAACCAAAGTAAATGAATGCACACCAGATAGAACCTACTCCAAAGCAGTTAGAGTTTTTGACTTCAACTGATAAATTTACCTGCTTTTCGGGAGGCTTTGGTAGCGGCAAAACTTATGCAGGTTGTCTTCGTGCTTTGCTTCTTTCTCAGTATCCGGGGAATGTCGGACTCGTAGGTCGCTTAACCTACCCGGAGCTTAGGGATACCACTCGTAAAACATTCTTTGATATCTGTCCACCAGAATATTATGATGAAGCCCATGGAGGTCAATGGAAACCATCTGAAAATTACCTTCGACTCGTTAATGGGTCGGAAATTATCTTCCGACATCTTGATAATGTGTCAGAGAAAGAGTTGCTCTCCCTCAATCTCGGATGGTTCTTTATTGACCAAGCCGAAGAAGTGGGGCACCAAGTTTTTCGCGTATTGCAGTCACGTCTCCGTCTCAATACAGTACCCAATCGTTATGGATTTATCATCTGTAACCCCGAACCTGGAAACTGGATTGACAATACATTTCGAAAACCAGTCCTTGAAAATAGAGACAACCCAGACCATCACTTCATTGAATCCGCTTCAACCGATAATCCTTATCTTCCACCTGACTACATTCCCACGCTCCGTCAAACATATCCTGAAGAAATGGTCAAAAGGTTTGTTGAAGGGCGTTGGGATGTTATGGAGAACCAAATCTTCTCCGAATACGATTATAATACCCATGTCATAGCTCCGTTTGAAATTCCGAAAGGTTGGGAAAGAATTGTTGCAGTTGACCATGGTATGGTTAATCCTACGGCGGTGCTTTGGGCAGCATTGGATTTTGATGGAAACGTCTTTATTCATGACGAATATTATTCTCCCGGTATTGTTTCAGAACATGCACGACAGATTTTAGGTAAGTCTGAGGGTCAAGAGATTTCAATGTGGCTTATTGACCCTTCCACCACTGCAAAGACACGGGAAAAAGAAGGGCAAATGTGGAGCATTATTGAAGAATATGAGGATTGTGGTCTTTATTTTACTCCTGCAAATAATGAAAAATTGGCAGGAATAAACAGAGTTAAGGAATTCCTTAAACCTCAGAAGACTAGAAGACATCCAATTACGAAGGAAATTCCAAGTCCTCGTCTATTCATTTTTAAAAACTGCATTGATTTAATCGCTGAAATGCCACAATACCAATGGAGAAAACTGAGAGGAATGTCCTCCAGAAACTCTCCAGAGCAACCAAGGGACTTCAATGACCATGCCGTTGACGCTCTGAGGTATATTATTATGAGTAGATTTCCAGCCCCCTTGCGAAGAAGCCTCGGAGGTGAAATGATATTACCAGAGAATCGTAAGAACATGAATCTTATTAACGCTCCAATGCAGGAAGGTTATAAAGATGATGAACTTGGTGATTTTTACGGTACTGATAAGTCTGTAACAGGAATGGATGATTTGACTCAAGGAGAAGATTATGGTTAAGGCAGAAGACATGATACCTACACCTCCGATGAGAGGACCCTTGTATGTTCCAATTGATTTTTGGTTGGAAATTATTTCCTACGCAGACAAAAGAGTTGAAAGTATTGCTGTGGGTTCTGGGTATGGGTCAATTGAAATGAGTCTTAAAATTCACAAAGGAAAAATTCATGAAGTAAATTTTGGAGAGCACATAAGAGTGCGGGATATTATTGGTAAATCTGGTTCTGTTGGTAATCCAAATTCAAATCAAGAGTCAATCTCCAACAATGAGTCTATGCCAGTCGGGGATACAGAATGATTCTTCAACATTATCGTCTGTTAGGCAATCTACCCTCTCATTCCTTTCAAATTTAATGTGACAGACAACGCATCTTAACCAAGGGGTTTCAAGGTTAAGAGCTGACAACTGCCTCTTATCTCCCAAATCAGGTATCATAAACCTATGTTGTAATCCTGCCTCTTTATAGTGTCTCATACTCTGTTAGCCTTGACAAGAGCAACTATGTTTGATAATAATTAAGTCGCAAGTCATAGTAGACAAACTACACGGCAACCAGTAACGGTTGGCGTGTTTTTTTATGGCTTCAAGAAAATGGAAACAGTTGTGGTGTTATTAATTTTAGGACTTTTTGTAATTAATCTTTTTATCATGCGTTCTTTCTTCAAAAAGATTGGAGATAAAATTACTTTTATAAATACCAATACTACTACAACTACTGTTCCTACTCCTTCTATCCCAATTGATAATCCTCTTTTTAGAAAACAACCCGATGGCACAACTGTTGTTGATGCTCCTGCAACAAATACTGTTTTAGAAACTGATGAAAATGAGATTGAATTCAATGAACAAACTTTCAATTTTTTACCGGGAGACTTAAAAGTTGAAGTAGAAGGTGGAGATACAAATGTTCCACCAGAATTTGATGAAAAGGAGGATAAAGTTTAATGGATAAAGAAGAGCAAAAAGAAGACATTGGACCATTGACGGAAGAAGAGGCTAAGGAGATGGAAGAAGAGCTACGCCTTATTCTAAAAGCTAAAAGATTCCACCAGGCGGCTGAGGAAAGTAGAAGAAAATATGACTGGGAATGGCTTGTAAGACAACTTTATATTAGAGGATATCACTTTGCCCGATACAATAGAGGCACAAATACTGTTACCTTCTCCACACGCACAGGAGTCCGAATTCCTGTTAATCTTATAGCCGCTCACATGCGGGGAGTTAGAAATCAAGTTACATCTTTTCAACCAAAATGGGAGGTTCTACCAAAAGTTACTACAGAATCCGCAATGGAAAATGCACGTTATTCAGGGAAAGTGCTTGATTATATTTATGACAAAGCTCAAATCAAGAGAAAAATTAAGGAAATAGTTAATGATGCTCTTTGGAGTTCTATTGGTATTTGGCAATTTAATACTGATAATGATGACAATATAGTTATTAACAGAATTGACCCCTATGATTTCTATGTTGACCCAAACATTAAGTCTCCAAATCTAAATGACCCAGAATATGGAGCTGAATTTGTTGATAAAGTTGTTCAAACATCCTTGGATGCAGTAAAAAAGAATAAAAATTACGACAATACAGAGCAACTCCATGCAGATAATGTTGTTGCTTCTGCTGAATACAAGAAATTTTTAATGCAGGTTACTCGACAAGCCTTTAACAGTAAGAGTGAAAATAATGAGACTGTTCTTCTTCATGAAACTTGGATGAGGGAGAGACAAGACGATGGAAAAATAAAGATGAGAGTTATTCACTGGGTTGATAGCTCAATGAGAACTTTGATGAACCAATTAATTGATACAGATGCATATCCTTTCGAGATTTTGCAAGGAGACATTATTCCGGGAGAACTTTATGGAGAGTCATGGGTTAAGCATCTTATCCCAATTAATCGGGTAATTGATGCTCTTGAATCTCACATTTTTGAATACAATCACTTCTTTGCACGGGGACGCTTTGTCATTGACAAAAATTCAGGAGTTCGCATTATTGTTAATCAACATGGACAAATAATTGAGAAAAATAGGGGAGCTCAAGTAACTTCTCTTCCAATTTCTCCACTTCCACCATCACCTGAAGCACAAATTGCTCGTATGAAAATGCACCTTGAAGATATTTCTGGTGTTCATGATGTTTCTCTTGGAAGAATGCCATCAAATGTCCGTTCTGGAGTTGCTATTGCAGAGCTCCGGCAAAGTGACGCTACAAATCAAGCAGACCTTGTTGATAATCTTGAGGATTTCCTTTCACGTTCAGGAGCAAAAATTCTTAGACTCGTTGCTGAAAATTGGAATCAAACAAAACTTATTTCAGTTAGTTCTCTTGGGGGTAAGCCAGAATATTTCATGGCTGCTGGAGACAAGTCAGATGTTGCTGCAAAAAAGAAAAGAAAATTCACTTTTGGAGAAATGGAACTTCCACTTGCCATTATTGGAGCAGACAATGAGGTTCGAGTACAGGTTGGTTCATGGCTTGCATATACAAAAGAAGCACGACAAGACAAATTGAAAGAATTGTTCCGACTTGGAGCAATTGACCAAAAGACATATCTTCAATTTGCTGAATTTGCTGATATTGATGGAATTGTTGAAAGAACACGGGAAGAAGCTCTTACTCAATCCCGGAGAGGAACGCCAAGAAATCCTGAAACAAATCAGCCAGAACTTTCAGATGAAGAATTGGCAATTTCAGAAAATGAATTAATGCTTGAGGGAATCAATCAACCTGTATATGCAGAAGATGACCATGAAGTTCATCTGGTTATTCATAAAGAGCATCAAGAAAATGATACGGTAAGAGCCCATGTAAATGAGCATATCAAGGAAATGCAATTACTTTCAGCAATGGGAGTGCCTCCACAAGGGGAAACTCCACAGGGTGCAGGGGGGCAAGAAGCAATGGCAGGAGGCGGAGCACCAATGGGGCCTGAAATGTTCCAAATGAATCCAGCACAAGGTCCTGGAGCACCACCATTTACTGAGGGTCTGGATATCATTAAGCAAGCAGGGATAAATATCCCACAATAATATGAGTGATTTATATGCAAAAAAGCCGACAGTAACTCGGTTTACAAGAAAGAAAACGTATGCAGGTCGGGATGTAAAACGAACTGTAGTTTCGAGAAGAGCAAGACCTCTGAAAAGCGGGCATGAAATGAGACCTATGAAAGCTCTTAAAGGGGGGGTGAGGTAAACAAAATTATGAGAATTGTATCAGACAAATTTAACAAACATCAAGAAAGAATGCAGACGGAAAGTTCTATGGAGTATGAAAGTTTCCCTGTAGATTTATATGGAAAACGAGTTTTTCCAAAAAAAAGTGACTCCCAAAACTTAGCCAATGCGGCTAAAGATATAAAGGAGTATTACGGTTTGAACGGAGATGACGGGCTGTCATAGTTTAAATCAAAATGAAAGGAGGTGAAAACCTAAAAAAAAAATGAATGTAACATATATACCATCATCAAACACAGCTACTAATGGAGTCGCTCTTGGAGCGGATTCAAATAGAGATGTCATTGTTCATAAAATTCTTGTTGGATTACCAGTTGATGGGGGAGCAATTGTAGTTTCTACAATTACTAACCCTATTAATGGCGCTACAACAAACCTTGCTGCAAAGCTTGTACAACCAACCGCTGCATCAGGTAAAGATTGGTTCCGAGAGTATAATTTCGGACCAGCAGGTTTACCTCTTAATCAGGGAGGAAATGTAACGATTGACCAAACAATGAATGTTTCAGTTATCTGGGACTACCTAGACCAAGTAGACCAATAGAAATATTGGACGTTTACTTTGCTCCCCGGACATGTCGAGGGGCAAAGATAAATGAATAAAGGATTTTAAGGAGGTGAAAATTAATGTTAAAAACAAAAACTGATGCGAAACTTTCACAAAAAGGGGGCGAACAGCCAACTGGGAGTTTCTCTAGTAAAAGTGATTCTTCTCTAAAACAACAGGGAGGAGAACAAGTAAATGGAGGACTTGGAAAAAAGTCTGATGCGAATCTTCCACAACATGGAGGAGAAAAATATTATTAGCTAAATCGAGAATCTCTTGGGGTTCTCGATGAGGGAAGCGACCTGCCTCGTTTCTCTCATTGAGACCCTCAAGTTTCACGGGTCGCCCACGTTAGAGGTGTTTAGACGAAAGGAGGTGAAAACCTATGGATGATAAAGACATCCGAGACTCAGAATCGTCAACTGAGGGTGAAGGAAACGAAGACATTAATGAGTTCGAAAACGAACTCGGAGATGACGAGGATTCTTCAAAACCTAAGAAGAACGCAGAGAGTCGTATCAACGAACTCGTAGCTGAGGTCAAGGAAACAAAAGCAGAATTAGAAAAATTACGAGCAGAGAAGGTGCCAACACCTACTCCGCCAGTAACTAAAAAAGTTGATGAGAACCCACAAGCCCAAAAAGCTGTGGAATACCTAAAAGGACTTGGCTTTCAACAGTCGGGAGATGTTGAAGAGAAAGTAAAAGCTATCGAAGATAGAATTGCACTCGATAACGAACATAGCAGATTAAGTTCTGGCTATGACGGAGCAGATGGCAAACCTAAATACGATAGGGCGAAAGTCGAAGCATACATGCGTGACCACGCTGTGTATGACCCAGAAATAGCCTACAAATCTCTTAACGAACCTGAGCTCTTAGATTGGAACTTAAAAAAGTCCAATTCAGGTGACAAAAAGAAACCTTATGTCGAAAGACCAGGAAGCGGAAGCTCGAATAGGGGGGACAACACGATAACTCGTGAGAAACTTGCAGAAGTTTCAGCTAACCCTACTCCAGTAAACCGAGCTTGGTATGAGCGTAATAGAGATAAAATCTTACAGCTCATGGCAGAAGGGAATATTTAATCCTATAAAAAGGAGGAGGTGAAAAAAGAGTTTTAATAGCGATTGGGGACCTGTCCCCCCATGACCTATTAATTTTCGAAAACTATGGCTTTAGGTTCATTACATCAAACAACAACAACTGGGGGAGTTTTTATACCAGAAATCTGGTCTCCAGAAGTTCTAAGAGCAACAGAAAATGCTCTAGTTATGGCTGGTCTCGTAAAGAGATTTGATAGTCTTGTAACTGCGAAAGGGGATACAATTAATATCCCTAATTTGAGCAATTTGTCAGCAACTGACAAATCTAGTTCAAATCAAGTTACTCTTCAATCTCCAACAGAGGCAAATACTACAATTCTTATCAACAAACACAAGGAATCATCTTTCTTGGTTGAGGATTTGTTAAAAGTACAGTCTAACTATGACTTAATGGCTGAGTACACTTCAAAAGCAGGAGAAGCTATTGCACGACAAATTGACACTGACTTGCTGACAGAATACACCAACTTCACTAACACTGACGTAGGTACATACGGGTCTGACGTAACAGACGCTACCCTTCTTGCAGCAATGGAAGCAATTGACCTTGCAAACGCACCTCTTGAAGATAGATCAATGGTTATTTACCCAACTCAGAAAACAGCACTTGCCAGAATTGACAAGTTTGTTAAAGCTGATTACTTGGGTCAATACCAGAACCCTACAATCGTTAAAACTGGTGTTCCAAGCAGATATATGTGGGGAGATATTTATGGAGTCCCTGTTTACTACACAAAACAAGTAGTTGTAACAGCGGGTACACCGCAACAGATACATAATATTCTTTTTCATAAGGAAGCATTGGCACTTGCGTTACAGCAAGCTCCAAGAACACAGTCTCAGTACATTCTTGAATACCTTGCAAATCTAGTTGTCGTTGATACCATTTATGGTCTCAAAACAATTAGGTCTGATTTTGGGATAGAGATTCGCAGTTAGGTCTTAATAAGACTTAATCTGTTTACAATCAATAGATTGTATGGTACTATACTCTGGTAGGGGAAACCCTACCAGAGATATGCCATTTAAAAAAGGACACATACTAAATGTAGGAAGAAAAATGAGTGAAGAAACTCGTCAGAAGATGAGTGAAGCTCACAAGGGCCAAAAGCCTTCTCGATGGGGAGCAGGTTTTCGGAAAGGGAATGTTCCTTGGAACGCAGGAACAAATTTCGCTCGCAATGCTTATTTTGCAGGACTGTTTGACGGTGAAGGCTCAGTTTTTACAACAAATACAAATTCAACTGGTGAATATGAAAAATTAGTAGTTGCAATTGCAATGAGGGCTGATAAAGCACAACCATTGCCAGAAGGACAAAAAATATGGGGAGGTAGTTTACATTTAAGATTACCAAGAAAGAGCAATCATAATGAAGTTTTAGATTGGAAATTGTATACACGTTCAGCAGAAAAATTCTTATTAAGCATTAGGCCATTTTTAAGAATAAAAAAGGAACAAGTAGAATTGGCAATAAAATATAGACAAATAATAACAGAAAAAAGATATATAACAAATAAAATTCCTGTTGCACAAGAAGAGATAAGACATGAAATTGAAAGAAAGATTAAAGAATTAAATCACTAATGAAATTCAAATGCGATTATCATGGTAAGAAGCATGATGATACGAATTGGAGGACATATTTTCCGTCAGGGGGGAAACTATACACAATTTGCTCTGAAGGAATGAATCCACCATCTCCTTCATCAGTAGGACCCACATTGGGAGTTTCTGCTACAGGGAAAAGACTTTCTCATTGGGGAGATATTAAATCAAGAGTCACAACCCACGAAGGAGAGATGCTCACTGGTGCAAAGGGAAGAGATTATCAAAAGAAATATAGCAAACAGTATTTGGGTAAAGATATGTCAGCTCCTTCTCAATTTAATACTCAAGCTCATTTGCAAGAATTATCAAAAAGAAAATGACGAACTGTAAGATTTGTAAGAAAGAATGGGAGTCTTATTTTAATTTTTCTTGGGAGAATAAATTATTATGATAGCAATTGCTTTACCAAGTAGGGGATTACTTTTTACATTAGTAATGGAAAGTCTTGAAGAAGAAAGAATTGGAAAAGATGTAAAAATATTTTTTTCAAATGGTTTACCAATACCTGATGCTCAGAATCAGGTTGTGGAAAGAATACTAAAAGAAGATAATGTTGAGGCAATTTGGTTCGTGGAAGAAGACACTATTCCTCCCCCGGAGGCTTTAGATAAATTGCTCCGTGTTGATGCAGATATTGCTTTTATTGACTATGGTGTAGGTGGTTGGAGTTGTTCTGCAAAATTTAGAAACTCTGATGAAGTTCTGTGGTGTGGTTTTGGATGTACTCTTGTTAAAAGAGAAGTTTTTGACAAAATGGAAAAACCGTGGTTTAGAACAGACAAGTCTCTTCGTTTAAATGATTTTAAGTGGATTGATATTCCTATGAAATATGGAGGTCAAGATATTTGGTTTTGTTGCAAAGCACGGGAATTAGGATTCAAAATTATTCAAGTTGAGGGTGAATGTAAGCACATGAAGATTGATGCTCTTGGAACTCCTGAGACAAATGAGGGGAGACATCTTCTTTCTCAAAAGCCAGTTATTGAAAAATGGCAAATTATAGAAAGACCTGAGTTGACAAAAGACAATGTAATTGATAATGTAAGCATCATAGGGAAACTCCCACTGGCTTAGAGAGTCGTGGGATTTTTTATTATTAAAAGGAGGTGGATTAACAAATATGTCTTCAGATAGAGCATCAGAAACAAGAAAAATATCAGTAACAACAACTGCAAAGGAAGAAAATTTTGTAACAGGGTGTGTAGGAGCGATTGTTTCAGCAGATGGAGATTGTTTCATTGCGTTTGATGAAAATGCAGATAATGGTTCATTATTCATAAAAGCAAACACAAATACTGGATTTATTCCA